GTTCAGTAAAGGAAAAATATATGTCACATTGGGCAGAACTTAAAGACGTTGACGGTAAAAAGATTGTTCAACGAGTAGTTGTTGGTAACAACAGCTCTCCAGAAGGGGACGAGGGCTACTCTTTATTGGTTAACACCTATGGCGGTACTTGGGTAAAGACCAGCTTTAACGCGTTGACAAACGGGTTCCGCAAAAACTTTGCTGGTCCTGGCTTTGAATATAGAGAAGACATGGACGCCTTCATCCCTCCCAAGCCTTTTCCTTCTTGGGTACTAGATACTAACGCACGTTGGGAAGCTCCAGTAGCCCGACCTGCCGATGATAAGCCATATATTTGGAACGAAGAAACCCAGTCTTGGGAACTAGTTGAAATCCCTACAGAGGAGTAAAAATGACAAAACCAGAATGCAAATGCGGCAACTGCGGTTGCGGAAAGAAGGATAACTAATGTGCGCTACATGTGGCTGCATGAAGAAGGCAGATAAGAAGCAGGACGCTAAGGTCATGAAGGGTATGGCTCCAAAGCAAAAGGCGGCCTTTGAGAAGGCTGATAAGAAAATGGATAAGAAGAAGCCAACAGCTAAGGAAGATGCCAAGCTAGATATGGCTCTTGCTAAAAAGGTAAAGAAAAAGAAGTAACGCTTAGGCCCCCGAAAGGGGGCCTTTGCTTTATCCTTAAAGAGAATTCAGTGCTGGATTCAAGAAGTGCCCTGCGTTTAACCTTGCTAACTCCCTAGGAGCGGTCATGTTTTCTAAAGATGAAAAGAAGAAGGTCTCCGAGCCAAGCTCACACCTATTCGTCACGTCTTATGTGGAAAATTTAGGACTTCAGACTCCAGAAGACATCAAGCGTCAGACTATGGGATTAATAGGGTTAATGGCCGCAGGTAAGGCGCTTCGTCGTGGAAGATAACGTACAGGTACTTGAATCCGAAGTAGTAGACGAGATACTCCCCTATTTAAATAAAGAATTACAGCGTGCAGCTGAGACCGCTGGCTGGCCTAAAGAGATAACAGAGAAGATGTCTGTTACTGCTGAAGGCGGAGACTTGCTGGTGTCTTACCCAGACGACGTAGCTGACAAAATTGAAGAGCTTGAGTATGGGACTCAGACCAAGCCACCTAGAGCGGTAATCCGCCCATTCATATCTAGGCAATCACCTGAGGTCTCAAACCGAATTTCGGAAATCGCTGCTTGGCTACTTATTGATGGAGAAATCTAATGAGTGACCCATTTATCTTGGCTGAAGACCGTGCTATGAAAAACCTTTTGGTTGGCCTCACTGTCTCAGATGAAAAAAATCCCTCAAGACCGGTAAAGGTTTGGTATGGATACCCTGATGTTGAAGTAAGAGACCAAACATACCCTTACATCATCATTGACCTAATTGATATTTCACCGGCTAATGATAGACAGCACTCTGGCTTCTTGTATGACTCTGACTACCGAGGTACTCAGCTACCTCAACAAGGGAAGACATACAAGTACGAATACCCAGTAGCGTACGACCTTCTATACCAAGTAAGTACGTTTACTCGTCACCCTCGACATGACAGAGCGCTAGCTTACGACATGTTAAATATATTTCCATCCAAGTATGGGCATTTGGAAGTCCCTAACCAACTCGGTACAGAGTCTTCCTTTCGCCACATGTTTTTGGAAGGGTTCGCAAAGCAAGACCGAGTAGAGTCTGACTCAGGTACTCGTCGACTTTTGCGAAATGTTTTTACAGTAAGAGTTGTTAGCGAAATGACGCCACAAAGCGCAGCTTCAGCTCTACAGGCAGTAGAAACAATTCACCTAACACTGAATCAAATGGATACCCTGTCAGTAAACTAAACGGCACACTACAACTAAGTAAAGTCCAATCTAAGGAGATAATATAATGGCATCAGTACAAAGACCAGGAGTCTACGTCGAAGAGACGCTGAATCCTGTATCATCATATACTGGACCTGCCGCGAGTACAGTAGCCACATTTGTTGGCACATCCGACAGAGGTCCAATCGCACCAACCCTAGTAAAAGACTGGGGAGAGTATGTTGCAAACTATGGTGGTTGGAATACAACCGCATCAAATGACTTGCCAACAGCTGTATCATTGTTTTTCGCTAACGGTGGTTCACCGGCTTACGTCCTACGCGTTGTAGATGAGCTTTCAGCAGCTTCTGCAACACGTACATTCTCAGACCGTGGCGCTAACCCTGCAGCAACTCTTATCCTTACAGCTAAGACACCTGGCGCATGGGGCAATAACCTAAGCGTTAAGATTGCAGATTCCAGCATTACAGGTAAGGTGACTTTTACCCTGTACCAGGGAACTACAGTCGTTGAGCGCTGGCCTGACCTAAGCATGACCGCCACCGATTCTCGATACGCAGTGTCTTACATTAACCAGAACTCTATCTACGTAACAGCAATTGATGCGAACTCAGCTTCACTTGGCGCTACTAGAAACCCATCAGTGCAGTCAACACCTCTATCTTTAGGTGCAGGTTCTGACGGTGTTGCTGTATCTGGAACCGACCTTGTAACCGCTCTTTCATCTTTTGATGTTGTTGAGCAGTCACTACTTTTGAACATCGCAGGATACACAGATGCTTCAACTGTGAACGGCGCAATTTCTTACGCTGAAGGCCGTGATGACGTATTCGTAATTATTGACGGTATTGACGACGTGGCTTCAGAGCAGATTGCTTTGGCAGCAACTTACCAGGCTAGCTCACAGGCTGCCGTTTACTACCCACCTATCGTGGTATCTGACCAGACTAGAGGCCTAGGTACTCCATCTAACGCTACTAGACTAGCTTCACCTGGAGGCGCTGTTGCAGGCCTAATGGTTAAGACTGATACATCTCGCGGAGTCTTCAAGGCGCCTGCTGGACTTCTAGCTCGACTTGCAGGAGCAGTTTCTGTAAGAAAGCTTACTAACGCAGAGCTTGATAACCTCAACTCTTCTTCAGCTCCAGTAAACGCAATTAAGTTTGTGTCGGGCTCAGGAATTGTTGTTATGGGCGCTAAGACACTTAACACAGGCTACGTCGATAAGTACGTACCTGTACGACGCACACTTATCTATTTGCGTAAGTCTCTCATGGACCTCACTGAGTTTGCGGTCTTTGAGCCAAATGATGAAGTATTGTGGCGCCGACTAAGCGCTTCAATCAGCTCTTTCTTGACACAGTTCTGGTCACAGGGCGGTCTCCGTGGAGCTACACCAACTGAGGCATTCTTTGTAAGAGTGGACTCTTCAAACAACACCCAAACAACAATCGATAACGGTGAAGTACACATCGAAATTGGCGTCGCTTTGCAGCGTCCAGCTGAGTACATCATCATTAAGATTGGCCAATTCGATGGTGGCAGCACCGTAACTGTCGCTTAAAGGAGACAAATAAATGACAAGCAGCATTATCAATCGCTTTTCTACAATTGCGACAGACCCACTTCGCAATTTTAGATTTTATGCGGAATTTACTACAGCAAACGGTGGAGTTGAGCCTTTCACAGAGAAGCTTAAGTCTGGTACAGGTACGGTAACAGGAGCTACAACCAGCACCGCTTGGGTAGGAGGCTTCTCTTATATTAATGGACTTAATGTGAGCGTAACCCCTATCCAGTACCGTGAAGGTGGCTACAACACTACTGTTCACCAGGTACCTGGCATGGTTCAGTTCGCACCGGTCACACTACAGCGTGGTTTGATGTACGGAAATGACCAAGCTATCACTTGGATGCGTGGACTCTTTGGCGCAACTTCTACTGAAGGTCTTGGCCTCAATAAGAAGACTTTCCGTGTCAATATCAAAATCTATGTTATGGACCACCCAAATGCCGGCTCAGGAGCGAATAACACTCCTCGCATGTGCTTTGAAATCCACAACGCATGGATTTCTGCATTGAACTATACAGACCTTAATGCAGCGTCTAATGAAATTATGTACGAGACTATGACTCTTGTTCATGAAGGTATTTCAATGTCATTCACAGATGGCAGCTTTAACCCAATCGCTATCACAGCGTAACAACTAACAAAGGACTATAAATCGTGACTGAAATTATTACAGATGCAAATCTGATTGCACAATACGCGGAAAAGATTATGGAGGAGCCCGCGCCCGTCATTGTGACGCGGGCCCCCTCTGAATCAGAAGTCTCACTGCCTGGCGGATTTGTCCGTCAGTCAGGTGAGGTAGTTAAGACGGCTGAGGTTCGTGAGCTAAATGGAGCTGATGAAGAGGCTATTGCAAAGGCTGGGAACACCGGTAAAGCTCTTAATATTTTGTTAGAAAGAGGCTTAGTAAGTCTAGGCGGAGAACCAGTAACTCGCTCTGACTTGGACACGCTCTTGTCCGGAGATAGGGATGCAATTCTTATCGGTATCAGAAGAGTAACTTTTGGCCCAACTTTAGATGTACCTGTTGGTTGTCAGCACTGCTCAGCTGAATACATGGACAAAATTGATTTGCTAGAGAATGTGCCTGTAAAAGAACTAAAGGATTTTGAAGACCGCCGATGGACTATGAAGACTAAGGCGGGAGAGGTGGTAGTTGCCCTCCCTAACGGAATAGTACAAAAGCGCTTGATGGAAAACTTAGATAAGACAACTGCTGAAATTAACACTTTAATTTTAGCTGGTTGCATTATCTCAGTTAATGGTTCCCCAGCTGTTGGGGCGGGAACGGCTCTATCGCTATCAATGAACGATAGAAACGCTATCCTTGAAGAAATTATTGCAAGAACCCCTGGCCCACGCCTTGGGGAGGTGACAAAGGCCTGCAAGGCATGCGGAGAATCTATGGAGCTTCCGCTTAGCCTGGTTGATTTGTTTCGTCTATAGCGAAGCAGATTACGAAGGCCTTTTAGACCAGTACGAGATGATAGCTCGTACATTTACTGGATGGTCTCTCGAAGACATTCGAGGGCTATCTGACAGAGAACGAAGAAACTGGATTGATAGAGCAAAACGGAGGTAGGTAGATGGCCGATACGAAGCGCACATTCTCCCTTGGTAGTAGCAGCGCAGCTGGAAGTTTGCGCAGCATATTAAAAGAGTTTACTGACTCAATTAACCTATCTATCAATTCAATCTCTTCTACTGTAAATGCCCGCTCAGGAAGTAACGGCAGCTCGACATTTAGTCAACCAATTCCTAAGCCGTCGCTCTCGACTAGCTCTGATAACATCATGGTCGCCCAAGGTGGCGGTGGTGGTGGAACCGGAGGCGGTGGCGGCGGTCGCGGGCCTATTGCCAGTTTCATGGATAATAATGGCTTAGGTAAAATAGCTACCGGAGTTCAGCTATTTAGACAAGCAGTTCCAAGCGTCCCTATGGGCATTGAGCAGAACATTATTGCTACTAGAGCCGGATTCTATGGCTATGGAGCTGGTGGCGCTAAGGGCTACAACATGCAGCAATCTCTTTCAAAGGAGATGATGTTTGGTGGCTCTGGAATCAATCCGATGGATGCTTCTCGAGCTATGATGCTCGGGCAATCAAACGGCATTGGCATGGGTCTTTCTAACTACAGCGCGCTTGGTAAGGGTGTAGCTAGAATGTCAAACCTTGTTCCTGGAGCTGGAATTGAGGGCTCTATGCAAGGCTTTATCGCTTCGCAGCAACCTAGAAACGTAAACGTAATGCGTTTCATGGGAATTATGGCGAGAGACCCTGAGACCGGAAAACCTGTAGCGCCAGACAAGCTTGCCCAACAGCTTTGGAATAAA